CGATAAACTCGTATCGCGTGATTATGTACGCAGAGAAATTCCTATGGAGTTAAATGTCACTCAAGAAGAACAGCGTGTGGATATTGAAGAGATGCGTGATTCTTTGCGCGTTGCTGTTGCTCAGTATGCTCAGGCCATTCCAGCACTTGCAGCCCAAGGTCAAGATCCTTCTCAGATTGTTTCTAGAATCGCCGAGGTTATTAAGGGTCGTCAAAAAGGTAAACAACTTGAGACGATAGTTGAAGAAGTATTTACTCCAGAACCAGCTCCAGAAGTCCCAACAGAAATGATGGGCGAACAAGTTCCAGCAGCAGGTATGGCCCCCGTTCCTGCCTCGCAGCCAACTCCAGAACAAATGGGTGCGGCCCCTGCTGCTGGCTCTCGTCCAGATATAGCGTCATTACTCGCATCTATTGCAGGGTAAGGGAGGTGTGATATGAAAAAAGGTGGTCGTGCAAAGGCCTCTATGGCAAAGCCAACAGAGGGCAAGAAGGATATGAAAAAGCCAGCAGGCGGTATGGTCAAGTTTGGCTATGCAGGCAAAGCTCGTAAAGGCAAGAAGGCTTAGTGTTTTACAGTGAGGGGATAGAGCGTGGATAAAGATAAAGATTTTGTACCGCGCTCTGTCCATCTCGCAGATGCTTTAGTTATATTGGCAGGTTTCTTCGTTAACATAGTGCGAGCCATAGAGATGTTCGCCTCAGAACTTTTAGATTTAGCAGTGTATAACGCCAATAGAACATCAAAGGTTTCCAAAGTGTGGGAACAATTTACTTCAGATTTAGAGAAGATGGAGGATCCAAATGGCTAGAGGGCCTATGGCAGGTGTATCAGGACCTGGTAAATTCTCCAAGAGAACAGATGGAATTTCATTTCAGTCAACAGAATATGGTTCAGGCGTTGAGAACGCTGCAATTAAAGCAGGAGCTCCGCTAGCAAAAACTCCAAATGTGCGCCCTACATCTCAATCAGAGATGGGTATGGCTCCAAGTCAGATTACTCCATTGTATGCTCCATCAGAGCGCCCTGATGAACCGATTACTGCAGGTATTGCAATGGGTCCAGGTGTGGGTCCAGAAGCACTTGGTATAAATCAAGCTAGACCAATGCAAAGACAGTCAGACATTTTATCTAAACTACTACCTTTTGATGATACTGGCGAAATTGCTATTTTGTATCAAGAGGCACTAGCGCGAGGTAACTAATGTCAGATAGCCTCAAGGCAGCATCATTATCTGCAGGTTTAACCGAGGAAGAAAAGCGCCAAGTTAATGCGCTTATTAAAGCTGTATCTACACATAAACAACTTTCTAATTTACCTGCAAATGTAGCTAATAAAGTTTACAACAGCAAACCATTATCTCAACAAGAAACTCTTGTACAGACTTTTGGTAATGAGGATCCAGTAACTAAACCTAATAGGGGATGGTTAGGAACCGCTTGGAATTACACTTTAGGTGCGCTACCTGAAGCTGGTGGCAAGTTGATGGCTGGCTTGCAGAATGTTTCCGACTTCTCAACACGTTTATATAGAACTGCTGCTATAGGCGCAACGCAAGGTATGAACCTTGCTGATGCTTGGGATGAAGCAAATGACAAAGGCGATAAGGTATTTAATCCTGGTCGCATCGAAGATGCTAGACGTAGATTTGGTAATACAGCAGTTTCTGTTGCAATGCGTATTGCTGCAGGAGAAGACCCAGAAAAGATTATTGCATCTGCAAATCCTGAAGAGCAGAAATATGTACGCCTTGCATATAAAAAAGGCGGCACTAAAGAAGAGCTAGATTTATTTCAAGATACCCTAGATGCTGTTCAGGCATCTAAGTATTCTCCAGGTCGTCAAATTGCAAACCTTATTACCCCAAGACAACTAGAAGGTTCAGGTTTTTTCTATAAAGCAGTATCTGGAGCAGTAGATGCAGCCTATAGAGTCTTTGCAGATCCGTTAATTGTTGCTGGTAAAATAGGAACTGCCTACAAAGTAACAAAGTATTCAGTAGATGTTTTAGTAGGTAACTTTGCTAAAGGCGGAACAAAGCTACAAGATTACTTTGCGTCAGCGCCAGGTAAGAGTTTTTGGGATACCTATGGGGCTCAACTAGATAGACTTGATAAAGGCCGTAAAGCAAAGAATGCTGAAGAGATTCTTGGCGCTACTAATCAACTTCAAAGATTAGCTCCAGAGTTTGGCCCTGCTGTTATTGATGACTTCTTAAAAGCTGATGTGCCAGTAGTTAATGCTTTAACAGCACAGGCTTATTTTGAGAATGCACAGAATGCCTTAAATATGATTAAAGGCCAAGTAGGTCGTAAGCGCGTAGTAATGCCTCGCCTAGATACTGCTCGTAAAACTCGCATTGCTATTGCTACTACAGCTAATAAAGTTCTTGATATTGACAAAATGGGTGCATCTTACGTTCAGGATACATTCTTTGGAGCGCCACTTACTACAGATGGCATAATGGAAACTTTGATTGATGGTCGAAAAGCTATTATTGCCGAAGTTAATCCTGATGCTAGTTCTAAAGGTGTAGCAAGATTATCTATGGCTATGATTATGCGCCGTATAGATAAAGCAAAACGTAAGTTTGCAATAGCACCTCTTTTCCGTGACGATATGATGGATGTCACAGCAGTTGATGCTCCAGTACAAATGTATCGCCTAGCACGCCTAGTATTACCGAAGCGCGAATCACAGTTAATTCAAGAAACTTTTAGATCTATTGATGATGTTGGTAAACGCAAAGAAATGTTTTATGGCCTCTGGACTACTATTGCTGATATTCGCGGATTAAATACCAGCGAAAGCGGTCAGGCTATTGTTCGCCGTCTAACCGATAAACTTGCTACTAAGTTTCAAGTATTAGATGATGGCACTGAGCAGATAGGTGCTCTGCCTTCGGACTTTAATAACTTTGTATCTTCACCAAGTCTAGTAGATATTGATAGAGCAGCAGCTCGCAGTACTCTTATCTCAAGAATACTTGGCACAGCCAACAAGGACTGGGTAGATAAGATGACTGGAGCTTGGTCATTTTTGACTTTGGCTGGCCCACGCTATGCTATCCGTAACGCAACAGAAGATTTAATGGTTAACCTTGCTATTGGTCAAACCACTCCTTGGGGTTTAGCTAAATCTCGCTTTCTATCAACTCGTATTAACACTGCACTTGGAGTTCGCAAAGGACTTACTAAGGGTGAGAAGATAGTAGAGAATCCTCTTGGCGCAGTTATGCGTATCGTTAACAAGAAGGAAGCACAAAAGTATGCTGCTGAAATTGCAGGTCTTGATGATGCTATTCGTGAGGCTAGAGAATCCATCAAAAAACTCAATGATGAGCGTAAGTTACTAACGCCTGCAGATACTGTACGTAAATCTGAAATTGATGCAGAGATTACTGACCTTAAGACTAAAACACAGGGTGGCTTAGTCCAACAGACCAGAGTTATCCTGGCAAAGGCTTTATCTGAGGGTCGTATCAATCGTCTTCGTGCTAAATTTGGCGCTAAACCAATGTTCCAAGATGAACTTGATGAATTAACTGAGCAGATTATCTACGGCGATATTGATAATACTTTGGCTACAGTCTCTGAAGGTGGCATTAACTTTGTTACTGGTAATGATTATATTACCAGAAGCGTTAATTTACAAAAGAGCACTGGCGTTAGAGTTACAGCTCTAGAAATAAACGCTCCTAGTAATCGTTACGCTCGCGCACGCGGGGAACGTGGATTTAAGAATATCGCTATAGGTCAACAAGATGAAGCCTCAATGGTTGGCTATTTAATGCGTATTGGATATTTTACTAATGACCAATTAGGCGCTGTAGCTGTTGCTAATCTAGACCAACCAGATGTCGTAGAAAAAGTCTACCAATGGATACTAGCAAACCCTAAGTTTAGATCCGATGCTCGCCTTGCAGCACAGGGTGTAGATGAATGGACTCACGCAAATATAGTAGTCAAGCGTGCCAAAGAAATTTTCTCTAAGCGTAAAGCAGATGATGCTGGTAATCCAGTAATCAATACTGAACTTCTTAATAAGATTCGCGTCTTTGACGATGAAACAGGCGGTTATATAATCAGTGGTAAGTTATCTCTTGATGATTTACCTCAAAACATTGATGATTTACCTGAATACATTATCGGACCAACTTTAGTTCCAGTCACAGATGCTGGTTCTTATACCGCATCTATTATGACAAAGGGTTGGACTTGGCTAGGTTTAGCCAATGCTCGTCTGTCTAGAGAGCCTTTAGTTCTTGATGAGATGATTCGTATTCGTAAACAGATGAAACAAACTGGTTTCTATGATGCTTATATTGCTTCTTTCTTAAAAAATATAGACCCAACAGATACTAAGAAGATTACTGCTGCTACGAATAAAGCAAAGCGTAAACTTGCTGAAGATGTACAGGAAAGAGCAACACAACAGATTCTGCAGTATGTTGATAATCCGTTAGTTCGTTCGCAACTTGCTTTCTCATCTCGTAACTTTGCTCGTTTTTATCGCGCAACTGAAGACTTTTATCGCCGCGTTTATAGAGCAGTTCGTTACAATCCTGAGTCAATCGTTAAAGCTGGCCTTACTTATGAAGGTATTGTCCACTCTGGTTGGGTTCAGAAAGACGATCAAGGTGAACCATACTTTGTTTACCCAGGAATTGAGCCTGTATATCGCGCTGTTCAGTTTGCGATGCAAGGTCTTGGCATAGGAGCTGAGTTTAGAACTCCACTGCCAATACAATTTGGCGCACAACTAAAGATGATTACTCCATCTTTGAACCCAGATTCATTAGCACCTACCTTTGCTGGTCCTTTAGCTGGCGTTTCAATAAAGGTTTTAACTAATCTTGTTGATATCTGGTCTCCTGGCGCTGCAGATAGCATCACTAGACTTACTTTAGGTAAGTATGCGGTAGATCAACCTATGGTTTCTGCCTTCTTACCAGCGCACGTAAACCGTTTATACAGCGCAATGAACCAAGATGAACGCGATAGCCAATATGCCAGCGCTTGGCGCAAGGCAGTTACCTATCTTGAGGCTGGCGGTCACGGTATTCCTAAGCGTTATGATGAAAGTGGAAACCTTATTCCGCCATCAGCGCAAGAACTTGAAGATTATCGTCTAAAAGTCAAGAATACAACTATTGCTATTCTAGGAACTCGCTTTGTATTTGGCTTTGTTGCTCCAGCATCACCACAAGTACAGTTAAAGAGTGATATGGCTGAGTGGGTACGCGATAATGGGCGTGCAAACTTCAAGCAACTCTGGAATAAACTATCAGAACAGTATCCTGGTGATTACGATGCTGCTATGGCTAAGTGGGTTGAGCTATATCCAGACCAGATTCCGTTTACAGTTCCAGAATCAGAGCGTTCTACTGTTGCAACCTTTAGGTATGCTGAAGAATCAGGCCTATTCGTAGACCAGAATGAAGATTTATTCAAGCGTTTCCCACAAGGAGCAGCCTTCTTAATTCCTCATAAGTCTGGATTCTCTTGGGATGCCTATAAGACTATGACTGATATGGGTCTACGCCGCAATAAAAGAGTGGCAGATCACCTACGCGATGTTCAAACTGTAGCAGATTTGCAGACTTACTATGAGCGTAAAAACCAGTATGAGTCCTCTTTGGAGTCAGTAGTTACTGACTTTGAACGCAGTGCAATTCGTAAAGAGTTTACTGAATGGAAGACTTTGTTCTTTGCAGGTCGTCCATTAGTCCAGGAAGAACTCTCACAGGGTAGCCAAAAGGCTATTGAGCGTATCAATGCAATAAATGATTTACGTAGCCTACTTGAGTCTAGGCCAAATGTAGCACCAAAGACTGAATCTGTTTTACTTCAGATGCTGAATCTATATGACTCTTACAAAGAAGAAAGAAAATCACTAGACGGTTTAACTGGTGGTTCTTTACTAGCTCGTCAAGTTAAAGACGACACTATTGTAAAGATGCGCCAATTAGCACAGTTCAATGAAAATACTATGAGCGCATATAACGTATTGTTTAGCTCTTTGTTAGGAGACTAAGTTGTCAATGACCACACCTGCTGGTACAGGTTCAGAGCAGAATGCAGCCGTACCAGGTGAAGATACATTTACTAACTTTGCTAAGGCTATTGCCCAGTCAACGCCTACTATCCGCGAAAAACTAGCAATTCAGTTAAAGAAGGCTGGTCTTTACAAAGGTACAGTAAGCTCTAAATTTGACAATAAATTTTACAATGCTTTATTAGCTGCTGAACAAAAGAGAGCAACCCTTGCTCCGTTTGTTGATGTAGCAGATCGCTTTGCCTTTATAGATGAACTTTCTAAAGAAGGCGCTGATGTATCTGGCGATGGTCGCCCACAGTCTGTAACTTCAAGGACAGTATCTGAGGCTGAAGATTTATTTGACGAGATTGATGCAGTCACCCGTGAATTTTATGGAAGAGAACTTCCTGAAGGCGCTAAAAAACGTCTTGCTAAAAAGTATATTGCCCTTCAGAAAAAGGGTGCTTTAGATGTAACTACTGCTTATAGCCAAGATGGTTCGTTCCGTCAAACTACTGGTGGTGGAGTAGAGCCAACTCAGTTCTTTATTGAAGAGATATCTGGAACTGATGAAGCAAAAGCTAATAAGGCTTTGAGAGGTTACGACATTCTTATGGGTATGCTTGGAGGTCTGCGATAATGGCAGTCTCAAAAGAATCAATAAGGAAGGCAGGCCTTGAATTAAGTAATGCTGAAGCTGCATTAAGAAATGCAAATGACGCATTTAAGCCTAGTAAATCAAAGCCTAAAGGATTACAAATGGGTGATCCTGGATATGCTACAGCAAGAAGGGTTCAACAAGAAGCCCAAGAGCGCGTTGCTACAGCAAAGAAAAAATTAGATTCTCTAAAGCGTACCGAGAAACAACTTACTGCATCTCAAAGAGCAAAAGAGCAAGCATCTCAAGTTCCAACAGTTAGACCTGCAGCAAAGGTAGAAGTTACTCCAGAGGTAGAAGTAAAGCCTGTATCTACTGGTGGTAAAGTAGATACCAAGTCTGACTCTAGCGCTGATGCTAATAAAGATAAAGGCGAAAAGCCTAAGAGCAAAGAAGAGCTTTATGCAGATGCTATTGCCTTGGCTTCCAAGCAATACAATATGCCAGATATTCTGTTTAAGAATGTTGAGAGCTTAAAAGTTTTACTACAAAGATATGTAGATGGAAAACTAACTGATAACCAACTTAAAAGAGAAATAGAACTTGACCCTTGGTATCGTCAAAACTCTGCTGAGATAAAGGCTCGTTATGTTCAACTATTCAACTATGAAGATTTAGTTAAGACTGGTCGCGCTCAAGGAACTACAGATTATGAGCAACAACTAGACGGCATTGTCCGTAAATTACAGGCTAGAGCAAGAGAACTTAATGGCGTTGAAATACCAGATGACCAAGCAAAGTTAATTGCTAAGGATCTGTATATCTATAACCTAGATAATGACCCTGCTATTCTTACAGAACGCCTAGTTAGATTTATTAGACCTACTGCTGGAATGATTGGTGGTATCCCTACTACTGGTTATGCTGGTCAGGCTTTACAGAATTATCAAGGCTTACAGGCTATCGCTAAGGCTAATGGTCTCAAAATAGAAGACCTGCTTCCTAGAGATGCCACAGGAATGCCACAGACTGCTGAAGGAATACTAGAGCAGTTAGCACTCGGTAAGGTAGATATAAACCGAGTTGCTCAAGATGCTCGTAAACTTGCAGCTTTAGGTCAACCAGATTATGTAAAAGATTTACTTGGTCAAGGTTATGACTTAGATAGTATCTATTCGCCATATAGAACTGCTATGGCTAATACTCTAGAACTTGACCCAAATACCATATCACTTTCAGACCCAGCTCTTCGTATGGGTATTAGCAAAGAAGGCGATATGAACCTTTACGATTTTGAAAGATCATTACGTAAAGACAATCGCTGGCAATATACACAACAGGCTCGTGGAGAGGTAGCAGATGTTGCGCTTAGAGTCCTACGAGACTTCGGATTTACGGGGTAACAATGGCTGACGAAAGAGATAGATTACGTAGGCAACTTGGACTAGCACCTTTACCTACTGTTAGTAGAACTGACTCTGCTGCATCTGTAGATGAGCGAACCAAGTTTCAACAAATGCAAGCCCAAGCTCCAAATGTTGTAGATTCATATTATGTCAGAGATCCTAAAACTGGTCTAAGTCCTGCTCAAGTAGAAGCAAACAAGGCTGTTGCAGAAGCTGCTGCAGCAGCAGGTATGAAAGTAACACCAGGGGCTACTGGTCCTAATGCAACCGCTAATAGAGTATCAACAACTCCAGTAACTCCAGCTAAAACAGTTACTCCTGTTACGCCTGTTACTCCTGTTACGCCAGTAACTCCTGTAGCTCCTGCTGGTACAGATCCAGCGCTATTAGCATTACTAGAGCAATTAAGGCAACAAAATTTACAGGCTACACTCGCTGCTCAGGCTGAGGCTGATAGAAGAGCTGCTGAAGCAAGAGCAGGTCGTCAATCTGCATATGATTTATTATATCAACAATTTGATGCTTATGGCCTTGGAGCGTTAGTAACGCCATTAAAAGGACTTATTGAATCTGGTATATCTCCAGCAGAGTTTACTATTCGCTTACGCGAGACTGATGCCTATAAGAAGCGCTTTGCTGCTAACCAATCTCGTATTTCTAAAGGCCTTCGTGCTTTATCAGAGGCAGAGTATATCGGTCTTGAAGACCAGTACCAAGATGTAATGCGCCGTTATGGATTACCTGCGAGTTACTACACTCGCGGTGAGATGGGTCGTCAAGAAGGATTTGAAAAGTTTATAGGACTTGATGTATCTCCTGTCGAATTAGAAGATCGTATTCAAACAGCTCAAGAACGCGTACTTGATGCTAACCCAGAAATATCAATGAATCTTAGAAGATTTTATCCAGGTATTACTGGCGGAGATATTTTGGCTTATGCCCTTGATCCAGAAAATGCACTAAAAGAAATTAAACGAAAAATTGGCGCTGCTGAAATTGGAGCAGGCGCAATGCAAGCTGGCCTTACAACAAATGTTGCCAGAGCAGAAGAGTTGCAACGCTATGGCGTTACTAAAGAAGCAGCTCAACAAGGCTTCGGAACTATCGCTAGTGGCTTAGAGCGTGGTCGCCAACTATCACAGATTTATCAACAACCTGAATACACTCAACAAGT